GGACTGTTTGGACTGGTGGTTCTTCAGGCTCTATAGACGTATCTAAGGTTTGGCCTAATGGGTACGATGAGATTGTAGCTTTATCTGCTCATAATGGATTCTTAGTTATCTTTGGTAAGGACGCTATACTTATTTACGAAGGTGCTGATTCCCCTTCTACTATGACTCTAGCGGATACCATATCTAACATAGGTTGTGTATCTAGGGATGCCGTTGTATCTACTGGTAAAGACTTAATCTTTTTAGACCGTTCAGGCGTAAGAAGTCTTGCAAGAACCATTCAGGAAAAGTCCTCACCAATTGGGGATATATCTAAGAACGTCAATAATGACGTTAAGAATCTGGTAGCCAGTGAAACGGGTAATATCTCATTACATTATTCGCCTAAAGAAGCGTTTGTCCTTGTTAACTTTCCCGTCCTTCAGACGGTGTATGTCTTTGATACTAGGTTTCCTCTCCAAGATGGTTCGTATAGAGCAACCACTTGGTCTCAAATATCACCACTATGTTTTACTAATCTGGTGGATGACACTATATATATTGGTAATGCAACTGGCATCGCTGAGTATGATAGTTATACAGACGGGACAAGCTCCTATCAGCTAAGTTACTTCTCACATCCCCTGGCATTTGGGGATAGCTCCGTACTTAAATTTTTAAAGAAGGTTAATTTAACTACCTTTGACGGTGCGGAATCTACAGTCGTACTGAACTGGGCTTACGATTATTCAAACGCTTATAAGAAGCAGGCATACGTCTTACCTGCTAATAACGCTGCCCAATACAATATCTCTGAATACAACACTGAAGCTGAGTATTCTTCTTCATTGAATCTAATTAACAGACAGAAGGTAAATACTTCTGGTTCTGGTGCTGTCGTATCCGTAGGTGTGGAGACTACGGTAGATGGTAAGTCTATAGCTATACAACAATTTAATATTCATGCACTACTTGGAAGGATTGTCTAATGACTGATTACACGAAGACAACTAACTTTGCCGCCAAGGATGCCCTGGTGTCAGGCAATCCTGCTAAGGTGGTGAAGGGAACTGAAGTGAACACCGAATTTGATAACATAGCAACAGCGGTATCTACTAAGGCTAATCTAGCTGGCCCGACATTTACGGGGACTACAACTGCCGCAAACCTCACAGTGTCAGGGACATTTACTGGCACCATTGATGGAGGGACTTACTAATGCCACATATATTAGGTTTAAAACATAGTTTAGGTGGCGTAGCTAATCAGGCTATGGACTTTTTTGGATTAGGTTCTGGTGGTAGTGGTTTTTTTGGTAGTCCTGGAGCAGGTCTTATAAGTGCTTTAGGTCAGGGTATGCTGACTGATAAAGCTATTAAAGATATAGGCCAAGCCCGTCAAGAAGCTAACATATTCTTTGGTGGTGCTACCGATTTACCCACTTATGAAGGCGGTTTGCTGGGTGAGGTAGAAAGACAGTCTCAGTTCAAACCATTTACTGTCACAGGGACGAATGTATTTGGTCAGCCTTCTGCTGCAACTATATCTCAAACAGGTACTGAGTTAGCTCTAAGCCCTGAAGAAGCTGCATTACAAAGGTCTTTGACTGGATTTGGTCAGAGTGCTTTTGATTTCTTGGGCGACCCTATGGCTAGAGGTGAGGAGCAGACTAATATTATTGGTATGTTGACCCAAGACCCTACCGCTAGAGAAACTAGAGAAGATGATATATATTCAAGATTAGAAGCTGTGCAGGCTCCTGAAAGGGAAAGGGCCAGACTTCAATTAGAAGAAAGGCTTTTAGGCCAGGGTAGGAGTGGTGTCCAGACAGCAATGTTTGGTGGTACTCCTGAACAGTTAGCCCTTAATAAAGCCATAGAAGAGCAACGTGCAGCATCTGCCGTATCCGCTATGGAACAGGCTCGTGCTGAGCAAGCCCTACAATCTCAACAGACTCTACAGGGTTTGGGTGAGTTTAGGGGTAGAATGGGCCTATTGGGCCAGCTTGGATTACAGGCTATACCTACGGCTTACACCCCTCAGCAAGAGCTAATAAGGACGTTGACTCCACAACTGGAGGCTTCACGCCTAGCAGCTACTTTGCAGTCTACTGGGCTAGGTTTAGGGGCTGGTTTGGCAGAATCTGCAATAGAATCCCAGTTAGGATTTGAGGCTCTTAGAAACGCTCTGAGACAGCAGCAGTATCAAGGTTTGTTTGACTTGTTAAGCGCTGAATAAATCGGGTCAATCCGAGCCTAAAGGAACTCGTGTTGTAATGAGTGACGGAACCGTAGTGTATTTATAGGAGCTAGTAATGCCCATCGACATACAATCTTTATTTAGCGACATTATTGAGACTCCTGCTCAACGTCAACAGCGTATGCTTAGTGAAGGCATACTCAAGGGACGGGAGTTAACTGGCGGTCTTACGGGACTAGCTAGGACTCAAGCACCTCTAGTATCTGCTTTATCTATGCAGATGCCCCAAAGACAAGAAGCACTCCGCAGGGGTGTTGGTGGGATGTTGGGCCTGGACGTTAGAACTGAGTCTGAGAAGGTTCAGGATGCTCTCAAAAGCGTAGACCCTAATGACCCGCAAAGTCTTATCCAAGCTGCACAAGCTGTAGGGAATCTAGGACTAGGCGCTCAATCTGCTCAGATGAGAGCTATGGCTGCTGAAGCAACTAGGCAGAGACAAGCTGATTTGATGGCCCAGCAAGAGTTTGCTATGGGTCAAGCAAGAGATATTCAGGCTATTTCTGAGTCTCAGCAAAGAGAACAAACATCCATTGAAAATAGGTTGCTTGCTCAACAAAGAAGAGACCAAGAATTAACGTCTTTTGAATCTCAACAGAGGCTTGACCAAATAAATCTTGAAGAGGCTGAAATTAGGTTGCAGGAGCTTAAAGAAGGTGGCTCAGTGGATGAGATATTTGGAGGCCAAAAGATACTTCCTAACGGAACTATTTACTATGCTTCTAAATCTGGAGATACAATAGTAAAAGACATAAATGGAAATGTTCTTACAGGAGACGATGCCAGAGCTTCTTTAGATGAAGGCCGTAAAATGGAGACAGAGCAGCAACAAAAAATTTATCAGGCAAGAAAGCTTGGCACTGAGTCAGGAATAATTGCAGCAGATTCATTTGAAAAAATTGGTACTAATAGGGCTATGATATCCAGCCTTAGAGAGGCTGCAAGGCTTGTTGAGCAGGGTGCGGCAACTACAAAATTGGAAGGATTTTTAAAGCCATTAGACCAAGCTACAAGTTTCTTAAAACAAATTACTGGGCAGCTTACTTTAGACCAGCTTAGCCAAGTTACTATGGGAGCTTTGAGCGAGAAAGAGCTTGAGCTTCTTCAAGATACAGCGGCTCCAAGTGGAGTTGATAAGCCTGCAATTATTAAATGGTATAGAGATAAAGCTGCGGCTACAGAAAAAGCTCTTGGTATTTTAGAGCAGCAAGCTGTTTATTTTAGTCAGCCTGGTGCAAATCCTGGTGGATGGATTGAAATACAAAGGGAAGAAAGAGAACGCCAAGCTCAAGTTGCTCCAGGGCCAGATGCTGACGAAGCAAGAAGGTCAGCATTGGGTCAGGTATTGGGTAAAGACATACCTTCTGAAGCACAACCAGCAGACGCTGATGAGGCAGCCTTAGAAGCTGCAAGAAGAGAAATCCTTAGAGGTAGATAAGATGGCTGATAATTTACTGCAAGTAGCTAGAGACATACCAGAAAGGTATGTTCGTGAGCTTTCTACTGAGGATTTGAATGCTATAGCAGATGGCAGAGATGATGATGTCTCTATGTCTGGTCTTCAAATACTTATGAAGGGTAAAGAAGATTTAGGCATTGGTGAGCTTCTTGATATTGGCGGGGCTGTTGCGGGTGCTGGCACTGGCGCAGCTATAGGTTCTGCTTTTGGCCCTGTTGGAACAGTTGTTGGTGGAGTTGTTGGCGGCGCAGTAGGAACATTTGCTGGAGAAGTTGCTGAAGATGTAATAGCGGACAGAGAAGTTCAATTAGGATTTCAAGAAGGCGGTGCTGCAAGAGAGGCCACTATTGGTGCTGTATTTGATACGGTTACTTTAGGCGCAGGAAGAGGCATAAGAGCATATCGTGGATACAGGGCAGCAAATCCTAGCTTATCTGAAATGGGTCAAGAGTTTAGACCTGTTTTAGACGTTATGGATGCGGCTCCAGATAGTCCAGCAGCATTAGCTCAAACTCAAGATTTTTTGTTGAGGTCTGGTGGCCCCTCATTGTCTCCTACAGCTACCGAATCTGCCTCAATGGTTACTCAGATTGGTAGAGAGCTTGGAGAGATGGGTATCTTTTCTGCAAAATATTACGATGATGATATAGCAAAACAAAAAGACATAGTTTTGGATGCTTTTACTTCTTTTTCTAATCAGGGTCTTGCAAGAACCCAAGAAGAACTTGGGAAAGAAATTATCACGTTAAAGTCTGCTGCTGACAAAGCAATGCACACTGTTTACGGTAGTCAACTAGATACTCTTAAAAACTTAAAGTCCGCAAGAAGCTGGGTAACTGTTGAGCCTATTGTTAAGAATTTAAGAGAGTTTTCTAAAAAATACGAATCTACTCTCGATGTCCCATTTGAGGGTCAAGTTGTTACTTCTAGCTTAGATGAAGGTGCGGTATCTCTAATAAACAATCTTGTCTCTGAGCTTTCTGGTTCTGTTACTGGGCGATTTGCCAAATCAAGGTTAGAAGACGTTATTAATTTAGAGAAGCGTATAAACCAAGAAATATCAAAGATGGTTCCTGGTTCGGCTTATGGCAATGGGGTTGCTAGAGGGCAGCTTCAAGAGCTTCATAATGAGATAAGAAAAACAACTATAGGCATGATTAGGAAAGTAGACCCCTCAATGGCTAAGATTTACCAGAGGATGCAGAGAGAGTACAAGAATGGCTTGGACTTTCTTGATGAAAGAGGGATTGAAAACCTTATAAAAAATGGTGTCAATAAAGAGGCTTATCAGGCGATAGGCAGGGATTTGCTTGGCAAGAACCCAGAAAAAGCAAAAAAACTTATGACCTTGGCTGAGAGAAGCATCGCCATGAAGACAAAGACAAAGCCTAAAATGGATGTACGCTCTGAGATTAATAAGTTTAGAGAAAGCATAAGAGCTTCTTATCTAAAAGAAAGCAATATGGTAGAGACAAAAACTACTGGCAGAGCAGACCCAATCAGAAATATTTTTTCTGAAGATTCTGGGGCAATGACTCTCTTAAGAAACTCTGATTCTTCAAAAGCTGTTTTTGGTGAAAGGTGGCCTGAATTTAAAAAGCTGTTAAATCATGTCGTATCAATGTCAAAAACAAGAAACAGGGAAACTTTTTCTTTGGCTCTTAGGTCTGCTGAATTACAGGGAGGAGTCGCTGTTGCTTCTGCTCTTGGGGGGTTTTTTGCTGGCTCTGTTGGCACTGGGCTTTTAGGGGCCGCAACAATTTTAACAGCCCCAATTCTTTTGTATAAACTAACATCAAGACCATCTTTGATTAACAAGTATATTGCCTTAGACAATCAGCTTGAGAAAGCTGCAAGAACAATGTCTCCTGAGCAAATACCAGAGATACTAATCTCTAACGTATCCAAGTTGTTGTCAGAGCTTCCAGAGGAAGACGTATTAGATATTAGGCAGGCGGTTTCTGACCCTAATTACAACTTCGGTCAATAGTTTTGAGGCAGTGCGGCATCCTGGGTTTCCTCCACCCTCGCCTTTGGGTGTCGTACTGACCTCACCTTAATATCCAGTCTGTAAACTCCCTAACCGTTACCCTCTTACTTGTTTTCCTAGTCTCTCCATTGTGTCTAAAGTAAGTAACTAGGCAGTCAGCTAGAATTATATCTCCATCAGATTGATGAGAAGCTAGCAATAGGTATGCTCTCTTATCTTTAAGAGAATCCACAAGCCTCCTTAATGCTAAAGCCTGCCCTCTATCTGGTTTAGAGTTACCCTTCTTACACTCAAT